AGACGATCAAAGAAAAAGCGTCTCGCAATGACTCCTAAAAAAAACGTCACGAGAAACAGGCCTATGAGGATGAGGGCTTCGCTCAAATGGCGGATCCATCTCTGTGAGAGGAGGTTTTCAAGAGGGAAAATATTTTCTAAAAGATGCGTCATGATTCCCATGAAGGGATGTGTGAGAAAATGGACGAAGAATATAAAAACCCAGAAGGTACGTTTTCATGTAATATTTGGGAGGCGAAAAATGACTGAGTGTAGACCTGAAGAATTTGATAAGATAGAGGAAGAAAAAAAAGAAAAAGCAATAGCATATGCTGTTAATATTTTAGGTAAACAATTTAAACAAGACCTAGAATTATATCTTGACGATATGTATTATACACATAGCTTTGAGATTGTAGATAAGCCACCACAGGGCGTTAAGATGCAAGAAGAAGATGAACTTTGTTTCAATGTTTATGTTGACCAGAATGGCGGTGGGTACACGGGCGATGATTATCAAGGTATTGTATGGATACCCATTTCGGATTCTAGTTTTTTAAAATTTGAATATTCTTGCTAATGATGAATAAGAAAAAATTATTAAGGAGACAAAAGATGTATCAAGTATACAGATGTAAGTCACTAAAAAATAATAGCAAAAACTCTTCTGTCCATTATTCAAAGGATGCTGAAAAAACATTATGCGGTAAAAATCTTAATGAGTATTGGTATATTATGACAAATGATTTATCTATTAATTTTGTAAACTGCAATAAATGTTTGAAACTTTTAAAGAAGGCTAAAGATGAATAAACATAATTTTATACCTCTTGTAACATATAGAGGATGGGACGAAATAGACAATTGCTGGAGATATGGATTCTTAACAAAATGCCCAGCTTCTAATGATTTTTACATAGGCAACGATAAAAACGAAAGGCGCGTACATCCAAACAGTATAGGCATCTACACAGGTAAAGACGATAAAAACGGTACGCCTATATTTTGTGCTGTCAATGATGCTAAATATAGTAGTGATATAGTAAAGTGTGGTTATGTTTATGCACCATTTGGTTTTGACGACGAACACGATGAAGGATACTATATCGGTACTTTAGCATTTCAATCATCAAAAGGATTTGGAATGCTAAACAGGATTAAGTATAGTTTTTCTAATGATAAAGAGGAGAGACCAAAGGGCTTTGAGCTATTCCCTGCATCGAGAGCAGAGGTAATCGGTAACCAATACGAAGAATACTTGAAGGAGACTAAAAATGACTGAAGAAGAACTTTTACAGGCTGAGAGCAGTCAGAAACAGCATCATGAAGTGATGAGATATCAAAGCGATATAACTGCTCACGTAGAAAGAGAAGAATATAACCTAATTGGTTTTCTAAAACCTAAACTGTTTATTGATGGGAATCAATGGTGTATACTTTATGGAGAAACTATACAAGATGGTATAGCGGGTTTTGGAGATACACCTTATAAAGCTGTTTTGGATTTTAGAAAAGCTTGGATTTCGCCAATTACCAGACAAGAGGCGAAAGATGAATCGTAAAGAAGCAAAAAACTTTGAGAAACACAAACTAGTATTTAAACAATCACAAATACCGTTTTTGAGGCATATCGACAAAATCTATGATGATTTTGAATCAAGAACGTGCGGGAATTGCAAGTATTTCACTATTGAGTTCCAAAAAGAGGGCAGTTGTGATATGGGAACAGGGTTTCCTATAGACATAGATGGAGTTATAGAAAATTATGTGGCGGTAGATTTTTCATGCAACAGATGGGAGACTAAAGATGGAAAACAATAAATGTAGACCTGAAGAATTTGATAAGATAGAGGAAGAAAAATATGTCGTTTCCAGAAGGTAATGAGAGCATTGAAAAGATGCACTATGAAATCAAAAAAGATACTATGCACCTTGAGCAGTTTTTTGATGCAATGAGGCACAAGATGAAATCAGCTGTACTTGAAAAAGGGCGATATGGGTGGGAAACTTTATCTATTGAGCAACTTGAAGAACTTTTTGAGGGACACTATCTGAAATACAAAGAGAGAGGGGGGAACCGCAAAGATGCGGTTGACTTGGGCAATATCGCCATGATGCTTTATTTTAAGTGCCAGGCTTAAACGCCCGAGTTTGATTAAAAAAGCTTACAATGATGGGATATTAGATCAGATGAAGAAAAGGATGTAAGATGACAAATTATAAAGGAGAAATAGTGGTTGATAAAAATAAAAAGTGGGAAACGAGAAGTGGTGTTCCTGTAGAGATATATTCTACTACAGGAAAAGGAGACCATTCTGTGCATGGAGTTGTAAAATATCCTGACCGTGATATGCTGGTATCATGGACAAATAAGGGGTGCTATAGAGGATGGGATGCTAAATGTGACCATGATTTAGATTTAGTCGAAGTATGGGAGCCACAAGACAAAGAAATGGTAGAAGCTCAAAAGAATTTGGAGGATTAAATGAACAAAACACAAGAAGAAATTAACTATATCATAGTCCATGAAGAAGGAAGTATGGATAATATGGCTATAAAAGTCAATGATATGATTGATAAAGGCTATGAACCAATCGGGGGTCTTTGTAATACAGTAGTCGATTCGGCTTTTTTTACAAAAACTGTTTTTTATCAAGCTATGATCTTAAAAGCACCTGCAAAGAGAGGGAGAAAAGTTGGAACTACAAATAGGAAGCCTATACAAGCGTAGAGAAAAAGATTATCCTTGCGAATTAAAAGGATTTTTGCCTAATCTCTTTAGCCATCATCATAAAACAGCAGAGATAGAATTAGTGCATTTGAAGTTTCATGGTGGGCAATTTGGTGAAGTAGCTATGTGCTTAAATGAATTTTTGGAATTTTATGAGCCATGTAGCACGTTAAAAGATGATTTTGAATCATGCAAACGTATATTCAAAGGAGAATAACAAAATGATAGAACAGATAGTAGCAAGATTAAATGATATATCTTGGCAATTACAAGGTCTTGGGCGAGATATGGTTAAAACGGGAGAATCAGGAAATGGATTGGCATTTGAAAAATTGGCTTATCATGGAAAAACATTAAAAGATGCAGGAATCATTGCCGGCGAATGGGCTGACTCGATAGAAAAGGCACAAAAAGACAATGAATTTAAACAAAGGGAACAAGATGGCTGAAACAACAGAATGGATTATGAATACCATAGCATTAACTATGATGATATTGGGCTTTGGAGTTGTAGCAAATGAAGCTTGGAGAGAGTTTAGGAGAAATTATGGAAAATGATATTTTAAAATTCTCAGCTTTAGGACTCTTTTTGTATACAATAACTTTAAGTTCAATTTTTATTTACAAGATAAAAAAATATGAAAAACTTTTAAGCGAGGAAAAAAATGAAATTTGATGATATTGAAACACAAGCGGACTATAATAGAAAAATGGTGAGTTTTGAAACAAGTTCAGCTCCATTCGATGTAAGAGAAAAGGCAATTAGAGAACTTAAAGCCGCTTTCCCTAATTTTGATACATCAGAAATAATTACTCCAAAAGAAGTGCTACAGATGATGAAAGATGGAGAAGCTGATTTATCTGATATGAACGGATTTTAATGCTAATTAAAAAAAAGAAAGAGCCTAAATTCAAGAAAAACATTCAAGGAAAGCAGGCTCCTTTGGAAAAGCAGAACACGATTATCAAAAAAACTCCAAAAATAAATCCTTATAGAAATGAGGAATTCCTAGAGTTTGTGCGATCAAGAAAATGTTGTATTCCTGGATGCACTTTTCTATCTGTTCCGCATCATTTAGTAAGAAAAAAACTTGGAGTTTATGATATTCCTTTGATAGAAAATGGAGTGTACATAAAAGGTGGCGTGGTTAATCTATGCTGTTGGCATCATAATCTTAAGGGAATAAAAGAATCAGTACATCAAATGGGAGATAGGCTATTTCAAAAGAAATTTAATATTGATTTTGAAGAAATTGCTATTATTTTATGGAAAGCATTTAAAAGGGAGATAGAGAAATGACAGATTTAGAAGCATATATACAATTAAGAACATCACAGCTAGAGGCAGAATTAGAAAAAGACCGATCGGTGCAAACATTATTAGCGGATTCTTTTAGAAGAGCATAAAATGATAGAATCGCATAACGATAAGCCAATATTCACATATGACGAATTTATGGTAGACATTCCCGGATATGAAGGGCTATATGCAGTTACGAATCTTGGCAGAGTATATAGCTATCCTAAGATATGTAATTATTTAGGTGGAATGAGTAAGCCAAAATGGCTTAAGCAAACTATTGATAAAGGAGTGCCTACAGTAAGTCTTTCTAAAGATAAGCAAAAAACTACCTATAATGTTAGTACATTGGTTATGAAAACATTTGTAGGAGAAGCACAAGGAAAACAGGTAACAAATAAAGACGGAAATAAAAAGAATTGTGAATTAAGCAATTTAGAATATATTTCTATATCAGAACGAACTAAAAGATCATATAAAAATAGAAATATTGAGGAGCATAGAAAACAAATCACAGAAAGACACAAGAAAAAAAGAGTTCTTACAGATTCGCAAGTAGAGCTTATTTGGAGAATTAAAGACAAATATCCTATATCAGCTATAGCTAAATCTTTTAATGTTGATAGAAGCACTATTGATCGTATTTACAAAGGTATAATCTATAAAGAATTTTATCAGGATAATGAAAATGGCTGAATCAATACAGTCAATAACACTTAAAAAAAATCATCCAGAAGTAAAGATAGAGTCTGTAGAAGTATATTTTATTGATAAAAAAATGTATGTAAACATGAATTTTTTATCAAAATATTTCAATGTGACTCCAAGAACAGTAATAAATTGGCAAGATAGAGGATTAATTCATTCCGATTTCTCTTTAAAAAATCTAAAACTATTTGCTTTTGAGGCTACAATAGAATGGGTAGATAGAAACATAAATAAAACCAAAGCAAAAGGTGGCAAAAAGAGCAAATCAGAAATGATTGACGAAGCTCAGAAAATAGAAATAAATGAACACAGCCCGGAAGCGCATAAAGACATTGATAAGGTATCGGAAGCAGAAGCAGATAGACGTTTGAAGATTATTAAGAACAAAATAGAAGAAATGAAATTAAAAGAGCTGGAAGGAGAGCTAGTAAGGGCAGAAGATTTGGATATAGCACAAGCAGAGCAGGCAGTAATCCATGTAGCACAATATATGAATGATAAGAAGTTATTGCCAAGCCTGATTGAAATGAAACCAAGAGACGATATAAGCAAAACATTGGATGAGTTATATCAGGATAGAATTGAAAATGCTCATGCGATCATTAGCAAGGTATGTGATATTCCAATTACACTATATGATCTTATCCAAAAGCTTTTAGAAAATTTAGCCAAAGGAGTGAAGATGAGCGTGATTGAGAAGGCATTAGAGCAGGAAATAGACCTGTTTACACCAAAAAACAAGGAGAAAAAGAAATGAATATAGGCAAAGTTTACAAAAACAAAAAAGGGAATATCATACTAGATATGCAGGTTCCCTTCAGAACAAAAGAGAGTTTTCTAATTGTGCAGAACAAAGAGAAAAAACAGGAAAAAGAACCTGATTTCGTATTATTTGGACTTTATGGGAAGATAGGAGCAGTTTGGAATAAAATAAGCGAAAAGAATGTTGAATACAAATCTGCAACAATAGAAATGGCAGAGTTGATTAATGGAAAATATGAAGTAGCAAAATTTCATTTCACTCTATTTAAAAATGATGATGAAAATAAAAAAGAAGTGTTATATAGAGCAGTATTTAGCGGTTCTACACAGCAAGATAGGCAAACGCGCAATGATGATGAAGCAAGAACGCCGGATGAAAGTTATTTTCCTGATAGCTCTATGGAGACATCATTTGAAACAAATTTTGATGATAACCCATTTGTATAAATGAAACGGCAAATTCCTGTTCAGATATTCACAGATGCTAAAAAGGGAAGCATCTGTTTTGAGTATCTAAGCAATTTTAGTTATAACAGGCGAGAACAGGAAATATTGGTGGCAAGATTAGCAGAAAAATATAAAATGAGTACATACGAAATTAGACAAATAATTAAGGAAATTAAGTGACTAAACCACTTAAATATGTAGGAAAAAGACTCAAATCAGCATACAAGTGGATTCCATTTGTACCAACAGTCACATGGGCTGAAAAGAATGTGTATCTTAATCCTGATACAAGTCCGATTACGGGGCTTATCAACTTCAAATATTCGCCTCATTTAGTAGAAGTGTTTAATGATTTTGACAAAACTCATGTCTGGAAGCAGATTTTAAACTTTTCAACTCAATCAGGAAAAACATTAGCCCAGCAGATAGCTATGGCAAAAGCCCTAGACACAGATCCTTGCCGTATGCAATGGGCTATTCCCGTAGGTTCTAAACTAGGTGAATATATTGAAGAGAAAATAGAGCCTTTTCTAAGAGGTGTGAAATCTGTCAAAAAAAAGATGGAAGATTATATATCAAAAGAAAAACTAAGAGATAAGCGCACATTAATTCGTATTCCGGGTGGCGGTTGTGCTTTTACGGGAACATCAGCAAGTGAAAAGAGAAGCAGGTCTGTACGTTATATATTTATGGATGAGGTTGCTTTATTCGAAGCCGGCTCATTCGTAGAATTAGAAGGTCGTACAAAAGCATCGGAAAAATTCTTTAGAAAAGTAATGGCAGTTTCATCGCGCAAACAAGATGGCGATGAACTTGATATAGCTTACGCAAGTTGTGAAACAATCAAAGAATGGCACACAGTCTGCAAAAAATGTAATCATAATTGGCTTGCAGGCAGCAATGATTTAAAGTGGATAACACCCAAAGAATATAGAGAGAAATTCAATGTTCCTGACGGTGAAATAGATATATCAAAATATAAGCAGGAAGCCTTAAAGGATGTCTACCTTGAATGTCCTAATTGTAGCCATCATATTAAAAGCCATGAAAAAGATCAGCAGATTTTAGATGGAAAATACAGATTTGTAATCATACAGGGAAATGAGAATGGTAAAACTATAGGCTACAGGGCAAATGCACTTGCAATGTTCTTGACTACATTTGAAACAATTGCCTCTATGGCTATTGAAGATAGCATGAAAGGCAATATTGAAGGATTGACTCAAATATATATTGATTATTTCAATGAGTTTTATGAAAGAGAGATGGACACTACAAGTAAAAACGATATTCTGCTTCTATCAAATGGACTTAGAGGACGGATTGTTCCAAAAGATCACTACAGGGTATATATGGGGATAGATACTCAAAAAGATCATTTTTGGTACACGGTAGTCGTCTATTGCTACGGAAACAAATCTCACACCCTTATGTATGGCAGAGCGGAAAATACAGGCGACTTAGAGGTAATCATGGGGTTGCAGTTTGACGGAGAAGATGGCAAAAAACATGGCATAGATAGAGTGGGAATAGATAGAATGGGTATTAAAGAGAGAACAATAGAGGTGGATGCATGGGTGGAGTATCTTATAGTACATGAGGGATTGCAAGACTTCATATATCCGACTATGGGAGTCTCAAAAGATTCAACGATGCGACCATTTGTTGAGGTAGAAATTGATAAAGATTTAACTACGGGAGAGCGCAGGAAAACACCGTTGAAAGCTTTAAAACTAAACAATCTGCTTCTCAAAAATGAACTCCATAATTCCATAACAAGAAATATAAAAAAATCCAAGGGAGAAGAGGAATATCAAGATATAGATACAAGACTGTTTTTTATAAATCAAGATATGGTAGATTTTGCCGAAGCACAAGAAACCTCTTTGTCAACAGACTTTGAAAGACAGATGACAAGTGAGATATTTGAGCATAAAGTTGATAAAAAAACAGGCAAAGTAGCAAAAGAGCCAACTTGGGAAAAAAAACATGAAAATATTGACAATCACTATTGGGATTGTTATGTAATTTGTACAGCTTTAGCATTAAAAGATCATATTAATTCAGTTCAAAAGCCAAAAGATGCTTCTGTAAGTGATTTAATGAAAGGAATTTTAAGCTAATATGGTTGCAGGTTTTTTAAGGAGCAAATTATGATGATGGATTTGGGTTGGAAAAAATCAGTAGAAGAAAAAAGATTAAGCTCTAGTTTGGGTAAATTAAGTGCTTTGGATGATGAAGGGCTTGGTTATTCGGGAATAATTGAATGTAAAAATGTTGATGAAGTAGAAAAAATTATAAAGATTCTTGATTGGCAAAGACCTTGCGAGCTTGTTTTGGCAAAACTCAGGACTTACGGTGTTAAAAAAGTTTTTAATGCAAGCAAGCATAAGGAGTTCATATTATAAAAAGAATAATCGCATTTTTATTGATAGCAACTTTAAAGATTCAAGCCTTAACGCCGTCACAAATTGAAACAATGTTTTTTGTCACAAAAACAGCTAGAAAATATACAGATCACTACACTACTTTGACAGCAATTTGTCTAGTAGAATCAAGTTTGGGAAGAAATATTATTGGAGATATGAAATCTACGGTGGCAAGAGCCTCTTTGGGGTATTTGCAAATGACTGTCAGAACTACACGATGGATTGCTACAAAATATGATTCTTTAGAATGGCTACTTGATAAAAATGATCATTTTATTGCAAATCTACTTTTAAAAAATCCAACAGTAAATATTCAGCTAGCATCTTTACTGTTTGAATATCATTTAAAGCATTATGGGTACTTTGGCGCAGTTAGTAGGCACAATGGAGGCAAGAACAATCATATCTATTTTAACAAAGTAGAAGAGGCAAAAAAGCTTATTTTGAAATGGCGAAAAAGATATGCACAATAAAAATAAAGCTGTTTTTAATAAAAAAAAATATAACATTATCGAAACGAGCCAAAAAAGGGCAATTAAATGTCAATAAAAACAGAAGAATTGACAAGACTTAATGCTGAATTAGCGATGATAAGAACCTCAATCTCAAATATTGTTACAAACGGTCAATCTTGGCAAAAAGGCGGTAGATCAGGGTTTTCGGTACAACAAGTAGAACTTCCACAACTTAGAAAACTAGAAACACATATTTTAAATCAGATCAGAACTTGGGAGGCTTATATTGACTAATTATCTTAGCTCGGCACTAGGTTGGCTTGGACGATATTTTACAAAATCATCCACTATGGTTATGACAAGCAATCAAGCTACAACCGATGGCGATATGGAAAAAGAACTCAATATTGATTTTGCCAAAGAAACAAGAAAAAATATAAAATGGATGGGAGCCAATAATATTGATGTTATGGCTATAACGAGGGCACAGGTAGCAGGAGTTATTGGCAAAAGAATTAATATTCAGAGTAGAATAAAAGATAAAGATGAATTAAATGAGCAAATAGAAGAATTTATAAGCGAATGGTCTGAAGATGAAAATTGCGAGGTAACAGGAAGATGGCATTTTGATGGTGCATTGAGATCAATGGTGGAATTTACAATCAAGGAGGGTGGATTCCTGATACGCCATCATTATAGTGTGAATTGGAATATACCTTATCGCTTTGAGCTTTTGAGTGTTAGCGAAATTGATACATCCAAACAGGATGGAGCTTTTATAGTAAATGGTATTCGAAAAGATAATTATGGTAGACCAATAGGCGTATTTTTATTTAACGATAAAGAAAAAATAACTTCATCAGAAATATCAATGGATGAATTGATATATTTTTCACCCGTTTGGATTTCACTTTCTCAATATACAGCAGTTTCAAAACTTTCCACCGTATTACCAACCATTGAAAAGCTTGACGAATACGCAGAAGCAGAAGTTGCGGCGGCTAAGATAAGAGCCAAAAATGGAAGAATCCTTAGAAGTACAATGTATGATACATGGATGCAGATTCTAAAAGATATGGCGAAATCATCGGATAAAAGCTCTGCAAAATATGAAATTGAAGCGGCTATGAAGGTAATGATAAATCAAGGCATCAAACAAGAAGGCTTTATAGCTATTCCCAAAGATGATGAAGTTGTGCCGGAAGCGGCTCAAAGCGATAGTGTTTTTCAGGTGATCGCACAAACATCACAAAATCGGATTGCTGCAAGTCAAGGGATGTCATCTATGACTGTATATCAAGACCCAAGCAAAGCAAGTTACTCATCCAACAAAACAGCAATGGCTTTTACTGAAATTAATTGGGATATAGAATTTGACAATCTTGAGCGAAGAGTTATTAATAAAATTTTAGCAAAAGCTATAGATGCTGGCGTAACAATCGGAAAATTAAAAATAAATGGATTCTTTGAAAATCCACGACAATTTATAAAGCTTGAATATATGAGAGTAGCATCAATAGATATAGAGCCATCAAAAACAGCAGATGCGAATACTAAAAATCTTGAAAATGGCTTTATGTCAAAAAGAGAAATGGCGAAAAAGCGTGGTAAAAATATTCAAGATGTTATCAGAGAGAGAATTGAGGAAGATATCATAGAACAACAACTGAAAGAGAAAATGTATAAAGAAGCTAATTTAGAAATCCCTGAACCAAAAGAGAAAAAAACACAGGAAAAAGAAAGCAATCCAGCAAAAAAGGAAATTGAAGATGAGGAATAAGCTAATAGTTTCAGGAGAAATAGGATGGGATATAACAGCGAAAGAGATAAAAAATCAACTAAAGGGCTTGAAAGGTGATATAGAAATAGATCTATCTTCTCCAGGAGGTTCAATTTATCAGGGTATAGAAATTTTCAATGCAATAAAAGCATACAATAAAGGCGAGATTCATGTTGTTATTTCAGGACTTGCCGCTTCAATGGGTTCTTATATAGCATTAGCAGGAGACAAAGTATCAGCTTATGACAATGCCACGTATATGATACACAATGGATGGGCTTTTACTTGGGGTAATCATAATGATTTGAGGGATACTGCTAATGTCCTTGAATCACTCTCTAATATTCTTGCCGATGCTTATGCGGACAAAACAGGGAGGTCAAAAGACGAGATTAAGAAAATGATGGATGCAGAAACATATTTTTTTGGAGAGGAAATAATAAATGCAGGATTTATCGATGAGATCATATCTACCAAAAATAATAAAAAAGAAGATAAAAATGCCATAATCGCAATGGCAAAACAGACATTTAAAGATTGTGTAGCATCTGCAAAACAACACGCACAAGATGAAAAAGAAGAAATCGGCAAGCTTGCGGCACTTCTTTCGGACAATTCGGCAACCATGCCGTCACAAGTTGAGAAAATGGCAAATAACTCAAAAGGAGATGTTGTGACACCTGAAGAATTACAGGCGGCATTAGATAAAGCTAATGCAGGTTTAGCCACAGCGAACACCACTATTGAGGCTAACAAGACTCAACTAGACGGTGCAAATGCTAAGGTTGCAGACCTTACGGCAAAATTGGATGAAGTCAATAAGGCTTTGACAAAAGCGGAGGAAGATGCAAAAGCAAAATCTGCATTAACCGCTACTATAGTGGCAATGGCTTTTGAGCATAAGGCGAGCAAAGAAGTTGCTTTAGAAATGCTTGGTTGCGATACAGAAGAAAAAGCAGGCTATATCGCATTAAAGGCGAAACAATCAAATGGCGGTTCAAGCCAATCCGATCTTAGCGGAAGCTCTCAAGGCAATGCTTGGGATGGAATCTTAGGCAAAAAGGAGTAACAAATGCCAATTCTAACAGAAGGAACTCACGCGGGTGAGTTTATAGTTTCAGAAGCAAATGGAAATAGATCAAGAGAAGCGGTTACAATCGTTTCAGGTCAAAATTTGGTAGCAGGTGCAGTAGTCGGCAGGATTACAGCATCAGGAAAATATGCAGAGTTAGACCCTGCCGCTGTAGATGGTTCAGAAGTTGCCGCAGGTGTACTTTTTGATGCTGTTGATGCGAGTACGGCAGACGCAAATGGTGTCCTAGTAGCAAGGGATGCAGAAGTAAACGCAGGTGAACTTGTCTGGAAAACAGGCATGACTGACCCTGAAATAGCAACAGCAACGGCAGAGTTAGTAACTCTTGGCGTTATCTCAAGATAAGGGGCTAAAACATGGCAAGTATGGATGTATTTAACAATGATGCTTTTTCAATGCAAAGCATGACTGAAGCAGTCAATAAAGTAGAGTTTAGACCTTCATTGGCAAGGTCTTTGGGAGTATTTCAGAACAAGCCGATCAGAACCACTCAGGTTGGTATTGAAGATAAAGACGGTGTGCTTTCTCTCATTAAAACTTCTGAGCGTGGGGCACCAATCGAAGAGGCTTCTAATGTAAAACGTAAATATAGATATTTTGAAACAGCAAGGATTGCAAAAGGCGATACTATCCAAGCTTCTGAAATTCAAAACATCAGAGCTTTCGGTAGCGAGACAGAACTTATGCAAGTTCAAAGAGAAGTAGCCGAAAGACTTGACGGTGATAGTGGTATCATGCGTGATGTTGAGCTTACTTGGGAGAATCAGGCACTTGGGGCACTTCAAGGACTCGTTCTTGATGCTGATGGCTCAACGCTATATGATTGGTACTCAGAATGGAATGTAACTCAAGCGACAGAGATAGACTTTGATCTTGATAATGCAACTCCTGCCGAGGGTGCGGTGCGTAAAAAATGTATGCAAGTAATCAGGCAGATGATGACAGCATCAAAAGGTGCTTGGACTCCTAGCACAAGAATTATGGCTCTTTGCGGTGACAATTTCTATGATGATCTTGTAACACATCCTGAGATAGTGAAAACATATCTAAATCAGCAATCGGCAAATTCTCTCAGAAATGATATCGGCTTGGCTTATGATTCTTTCAGATATGGAAATATCGAATTTATCAATTACAGAGGCACGGATGATGGCACAACTGTATCCATCGGAACAGATAAAGCCAAGTTTTTCCCTGTAGGAGCAAATGGAGTTTTCCAAAAAGTAATATCACCGGGAGAATCACTTGATTATGCAAACACTTTGGGTAGAGAAGTTTATTCTCTCGTAGTAAGAGATAAAGATAGAAACTTTTGGGTGAGACCTGAAGTATATAGCTATTGTCTATTCATCTGTACAAGACCTGCTATGCTTCAAAGAGCTAAAAGAACATAAGGGATAACCGATGGCAATTAAAGTAGAGTTTACAAAAAAAGGCACAATCAATAAGCAACTTATTGATAAGGGAACTATTCTTACAGTAAGTGAGTCTATTTGTGAGGACTTAGTCAATGTTCAAAAATGTGCCAAAAAAGTAGATGGTGGCGGTGCCAAAAGCGGTGCAAAAGGTAGCAATGCCAAAAGTGATGCTGAGAAGGCAGGAAAGTAAAATATGAATCTTCACGAACTATCCGATCAAATTGAAGCGGCGATTGTCGCAGATGAGAGCGGATGGGGTGAAGAAATTATTTATACAAAAAGAATTGATGGCTCGGCTATAAATCCGAATCCAAGAGCCTTGTGTCAAGAAGGAGAATATCGCAAAAAACGGGATGAATTTGATACTGTTGAAGATGAAGCAACCTTTATGTCTGTTACACTTGCAGTAGCACCACAACAAGGAGATACAATCGAATATAGTGGAAAAATTTGGACTGTAGAGCGTTATGATGGTAATGGTATCTATGATATTTATACCAAATCCGGAAAAAGACATTCAGGAGCAAGAAGCGCAAGGAAGCGAGCATGACGACAATAAGGCTAGAAATAACAGATGGGTTAAATCCTATACTAGATAAGATAGCCGCATTAAGTCGTGGTGTTGCCCTTGAATCGCTAAGTGTTGCAGGGTCAAAAATTCAAAAAGGTGCTAGGGATTCTTTTAAAAGAGAAGTAGGACATCATTGGCGACAAGAGATCATCGATGAAGCTACAAAAAAAAGAGTTCTTGGAAAACGTAAAATCATCTATGATACCAGAACCATGAAATTGATGGGCGTAAGAATATCATATGAAACAGGCAAATTAGCTAAAACACCGAGTATGTTTAATTTTATTTCATCCTATTTGATGGAAAAATCAATGGTTGTAGTAATAGGTGGCAAGAATCCGGGCTTTTATCCAGCAAGATATGAAAACGGAGAATTTGTTGGAAATTTAAAATGGCAACCCGGAACTAGCAAAGCAAGCCACGCAATCCTACATAAGTTAAATTTTGGAGAACAAAATGCAGAGCATAGATGGGATGAAGGCAGAAAATCAATCAGCCAATTTGAAGGCAGATGGAAAAAAAGAAACTTCATGAGCAAGGGGTATTTTTCCGCTGTTCCTGCAATAAACGAAGCACTCAATTCAAGGCTTTTGAAACTATTGGATAAATCTATCAAAAGAGTAGAAATCAGGGAGCAAGTAGTAGCATGATTAAATTGTCAGATATACAAAAGTTTATGGTGACTACTCTAAAAAATAGTGCAGAGTTCTCCACATATTGCACAGATAATATTGGAGCGACACTAAACTTCTATAGAGATTCATCAGTTAGCGAAGCCAATGAGTCATTGCCTTATTTCGTAGCTCATAAATTTAATAGCATAAAGGATTGGGAAGCAGGTGATGAATTTGTAGTTCAATTTGTTATAGCTATTGAGGCAGATAAAAAGACGAAGTCTACTTCCCACGCAGTACTTAGTAAGCTATTGGTAATATCAATAGTCGTCGTGTTTTTGTTGGTACATGAACAGGTGAAAGCCTAATGAACCGTCTGTTATTGCGGGACAGAAGATAGGAACGTTATGCTTTGCTGCCTGTGCTAAGATTGAATGTTCGTCGTCTAACTGTTTGCCGAACTCGTTGAGCATCTCGCTGACAGGCCACCTTGGCTTCTGCTCGTAGAGCTTGTCGACCGGGCCGGGCATGCTGCGCACCGGGGCGCCGG